AATATGAGAATCTAATATCTACAGCAAATAAAGGTAGAGCAGGACAAGTAGTCAGTGGAGGATTCTCATCAAATGTACAGTTTGGCGTTAGAACGACAAAGCCAGTAAAAAGAATTGGCTGTTCTAATCTAAAAGACTTGATTGAGAACGACAAATTAATTATTGAAGATATGGATCTTATATCAGAATTATCCTCATTCATTGGTAAGGGCGTATCGTATCAAGCAGAAGAAGGTTCACATGATGATTTAGTAATGACATGCGTTTTATTCTCATGGCTAGTAAGACAGCCATACTTCAAAGATATAACAAATGTTGATATCAGACAGAAAATGTATGAAGAAAAAATAAAAATGCTTGAGGATGAGCAACTACCGTTTGGAATACTAGATGATGGACATCCAGAAGAGGGCGTTTTGAACGGCCCAGAAGACATCCAAGAGTACATAAACTCTGGAAATCGTGATACATGGTTCTAAACACTCGTTTTTATAAATATTGAGTAAATCAGAGATTATTTTGAATATTCTTAGAAGGAGATGAAAAAATGGCTTTTCAAGTATCACCAGGAGTAAATGTCAGTGAGATTGATCTCACTACGGTGGTGCCTGCCGTATCAACAACCACAGGTGCCCTCGCAGGACACTTTAAGTGGGGTCCAGTTGATCAGCGTGTCCTAATTAGTAGTGAAGACAATCTTGTAACTGTCTTTAACAAACCTAATGCAAATACCGCTGATGACTTTTTTACGGCTGCCAACTTTCTTGCATATGGCAATTCGCTATTTGTAAGTCGTGCTGTTACAAGTGCTAACAATGCGACAACTGGCGGCACAGGCGCTTACATTAGTAATGAAGATTACTATAATGAAACATACGCACATTCAAGTGGTCATGGCGATTGGGTAGCAAAATATCCTGGCGACATTGGCAATTCTTTGAAAGTTTCAGTATGTCACAATGCGAATGCATGGGAGAGTTCGGTTACAACTAACTACTATGCTACAAACAATTCAAAGTTTGTCACACTTGCTGGTGACGGACAAGGCACTTCTAACACAGAGACAAAGTTTGTTGTTGGTGACAGAATTTTGCTTGGACCAGACAGAGAGGCTCGTAAAGTATCCGCTCTTTCTGGTAACACAATTACACTGTCAACAGCATATGGCGGTAACACAGTTTCTAACTATGCACCATCATTGACTCGTCAGTGGGAGTTCTATCCGAACTTTGATCGGGCACCAACGACTACAACATTCGCTAACACAGTAAACGCTCAAGGAGACGCACTGCATGTTGCTATTGTTGATGAAGATGGTGTCATCACAGGTCAGTCTAGTTCATTAATTGAGACATATGAAAATGTTTCAATGGCGCCAGATGCTAAAGACGAACAGGGTGCCGGCCTATACTACAAAGATGTTATTAATGAGCAATCTGCATGGGTATGGTTTGGTGGCCACAACTCCAACGCTTCAAAAGCGGGTACAAATGCTCGACTAGGCACGAATTACCCAGGTAATGATTTGCCAATAACAAACAGCATGACAAAAGGTAAAGATGGTTCTGCCAGCGATGGCGCATATATTACTGCTTACAATAAATTTAAAGATGCTGATACTGTAGATGTTTCATTGGTTCTTGGCTCAGGCTCAAGTTCCACTGTTGCTACACATATTATCAACAATATTGCTGAACACCGTAAAGATTGTGTCGCTATTATCTCACCAGAAAGAGCCGATGTTGTAAACAACAACTCTTACGAAGGTAAAGAAGTGGCTGATGTTATTGCATTTAGAGATGGTCTACCATCATCCTCATATGCAGTCATGGATTCAGGCTGGAAATATCAGTATGATAAATACAACGATATCTATCGTTATGTTCCACTAAACGGCGACACTGCTGGTCTAATGGTACAAACAGACTTGACAAGAGATCCATGGTTCAGTCCTGCAGGTTTCAATCGTGGTAATGTCAAGAATGTTATCAAACTTGCTTATAATCCAAGCAAGGCTGATAGAGATGAACTTTACAAGAAGGGCATCAATCCTGTCGTGACATTCCCAGGTCAGGGTACAGTTCTATTCGGTGATAAGACAATGCTTGCACAGCCAAGCGCATTTGATCGTATCAATGTTCGTAGATTGTTTATCGTACTTGAGAAAGCAATTAGTACAGCGTCCAAGTTTACTCTCTTTGAGTTCAATGATGAGTTCACACGGTCACAGTTTAAGAACTTAGTTGAGCCATTCCTCAGAGATGTACAAGGTCGCCGTGGTATCACGGACTTCCAAGTTGTCTGTGACGGAACGAATAACACTGGTCAAGTCATTGATAATAACGAATTTGTGGGTGACATTTATGTGAAGCCTGCTCGTTCTATCAACTTTATCCAGTTGAACTTTGTTGCTGTAAGAACTGGCGTTGAGTTTTCTGAAATCGTCGGCAGAGCAACATAAATAAAGTAGACAGGAGAAAAGACAATGGCTTTTAATGTAAACGAATTTTCAGGCGCCCTCAAAGCGGGTGGTGCTAGAAATTCATTGTTCCAAGTACAAATCACGAACCCAATCAACGGTGTCGCTGATGTACAGGTACCTTTTCTCTGCAAAGCCGCTCAGATTCCAGCCGCTACTTTGGGTGTAGTCGAAGTTCCATACTTCGGCCGCACTGTAAAGGTTGCTGGTAATAGAACATTTGCAGAATGGGCACCAACGATCATCAACGATGAAGACTTTGCAATTCGCAATGCAATGGAACAGTGGTCTAATTCAATTAACTCTTTTCAAGGCAACCTAAGAAATACTGGTGGTTCAGCACCATCATTGTACAAAGCAAACGCTCAGGTACTTCAGTATTCGCAAACAGGTGATCTTCTTAGGGAGTATAACTTTGTTGGTATTTTTCCAACAGAGGTTAGCACCATCGACCTAGCATGGGAAACAGAAGGTATTCAAGAATACACTGTCACTTTCCAGTACGATTATTGGGAAGTATCTGGCGGAACTACTGGCAACGCCGGTGGTATCTAAATCCGCTTTTTAATTATGTTGGGTGGGGCGTCATAAATAGTATTGGACGCTCCCCCATTTTCATTGAGGATTAAGTAATGGCAGTAAATCTATTCGGTTTCAAAATAGGTAAAGAAGAGAAAGATACAAAACTCGAAAATTTACCTTCATTCGTACCACCAGCGCAAGATGATGGAAGCATCACTGTAGCTGAGGGCGGTGCGTTTGGCACAACCGTAGACTTAGAAAATACAGTAAAAAACGAATCACAACTCATTACTAAGTATCGTGAGATGGCTCAACAGCCTGAGGCTGAGAAAGCAGTTGACGATATCATTAATGAGGCAATCGTTGCTGATAATAATCAAGCACCAGTAGAGATTGTGTTAGATGATGTTGAGGTATCGGCGGCGATCAAAGATAAAATTAGAGATGAATTTGATTATATTCTAAAGTTAATGAAATTCAATTATAGAGCATATGATATCTTTCGTAATTGGTATGTTGATGGTAGACTATTCTATCATATTGTTATTGATGTTAAGAACCCAAGAGCGGGAATCAAAGAACTAAGGCATGTTGATCCTCGTAAGATTAAAAAAGTTCGTAAAGAAAAACGTAATCAAAAGGCTAGAGTTGGCGAGATTTCACTAGCTAAACGCTATGATGAATTTTACATTTATCAGTCAAAAGGTATCACCTCAGAGGGTGAAGGTCTAAAGATTGCACCAGATTCGATTGCATATTGCAACAGCGGCCTTCTAGACACAAAAAATTACACAGTATTATCATATCTCCACAAAGCACTGAAGCCACTAAATCAGTTGCGTATGTTAGAAGATGCCACAGTTATCTATCGTTTGGCACGTGCGCCAGAGCGTAGAATCTTTTACATTGATGTTGGTAACTTACCAAAAGCAAAAGCAGAGCAATATCTGCGTGATATGATGGTCAAGCACAAGAACAAACTTGTATATGATGCGAACACTGGCGAAGTCAGAGATGATCGTAAGTTTCTTACAATGCTTGAGGATTATTGGCTGCCTCGCAGAGAAGGTGGTCGTGGTACAGAGATTACAACTCTTCCTGGTGGCCAGAATCTTGGCGAAATGGACGATGTAAACTATTTCAAAAACAAATTATATGAAGCATTGAATGTTCCTACAACAAGATTACAGGCAGATGGTGCTTTCAATCTTGGTCGTGCTTCAGAAATCACAAGAGATGAATTAAAGTTCTCTCGCTTTGTTGGTCGTCTAAGAACACGCTTCTCAGAAATTTTTCATATTCTTCTTGAGCGTCAACTACTACTCAAAGGTGTAATCACAGCCGCAGAGTGGAAAGAAATTCAAGATAATATTCATTATGACTTCATGGAAGATAATCATTTTGCAGAACTAAAAGATTCTGAAGTTCTTGAAAATAGATTACGTCTGTTGCAAGATGTTGATCAGTACACTGGTAAATATTTCTCTACTGCTTGGATTCAGAAAAATGTTCTACGTCAGACAGAAGAAGATATTGAACAGATTAATCAAGAGATTGAAGATGAAGGCGACGGTGAAATTGATAATGATGAGTTCAATTAATCTAATTGCAATATATTATAAATAGAATTACAGGAGATTTAATATGTCAGACTATACAACAAGAGATGCAGTAGAGTTCGCTGTTGACGGTAACACTGCTGAATTTAAGAATGCTATCAATAACATCATGGCTGATAAGGTCGCTGATGCAATTGAACTAAAGCGTATAGAAGTTGCATCTCAATTTATGTCTGCACAAGTATCAGACGAAGGGGATAATGATGTCCAAGATTCAGAAGTTTAGCACTTTCGTTGAGGCAAGTGCCGCTGATCTTTCAGCAAAAACGCCTAAGAATGACGAAAAACAACTAAAGCCACGCTCTAAAGGCGAGAAAGATTTTGATGACGCTCATGTAAAAGAGACAGAGCCACATCCAACTGCCGATGATGAAGTGCATACGGGTTCTACTAAGCCAACAACGCCTAAAGGTAAAGACGCTGGTGAAAAGAAGCCTGTCAAGCCAATCAAAGAAGAAGCTGATGATGAGGACGAATCTGAAGAAGATGAAGATGATGAAGACCTAGAAGAAGGCGTTATGGATACCCTCAGAAAGATCGTCAAAGATAAGCAGATGCAAAAAGTAAAGTTTGCTAATGGTAAAACAATGAGAATTGACCTTACTACTGCATCAGCAATGGTAAATGCACACGACAAACGCATTAAGAATGATGCTACAAAAGCAAAGTTTGCCGATGCAGTTGAAAAAGATCCAAATTCTTTTATGAAGATGATGGATATCGCATTGGGAGGTAAGTAATGGCTATTAAGGTTCTCGCAAATACTGTTGCATTTACATCTTCAGCAAATAATGTATATAACGCCACTGCCGTTCGTATTACGAACAACGGATCTGCTAGGACTGTAGTTATTGCTAACACGGCTGCTCCTTCTGAAAATGGACAGCATGGTAATTATCCTGGCAGTCAAGTATCTATTAGACTAAATGCAAACGAAGTTGTAACTGTTAGAAAACGGCCACAAGATACTATTACAGCGGCCGCTGGTGTATTCGGCACTAAAGTAGCGGAGATAGCAACATGAGTCTAAAACTTATTTGTGAAGTAAACGAAGATATTAACTATATCACAGAAGAAAAAGACGATAGCGGCAAGAAGTCATACTTCATCGAAGGTGTCTTTATGCAGGGTGATATCAAAAATCGCAACGGTCGTGTATATCCTGCGTCAACTCTTGCTACAGAGGTTGCTAGATATAACAAAGAATACGTTAATAAAAAACGTGCTTATGGCGAACTAGGTCATCCTCAAGGCCCTACAATCAATCTTGAGAGAGTTTCACACATGATTACAGAACTAAAACAAGATGGTTCTAACTTCATGGGTAAAGCAAAGATTATGACTGAAACTCCATATGGTGCAATCGTCAAGTCTCTTATGGACGAAGGCGCACAACTTGGAGTATCAAGTCGTGGTATGGGCAGCCTTAAAGCTGGAAAAGCTGGCGCACAAGAAGTGCAAAAAGATTTCTATCTTGCAACTGCCGCTGACATTGTTGCTGACCCATCAGCACCAGATGCTTTTGTAAATGGCATCATGGAAAGTAAAGAGTGGGTTTGGGAAAATGGCATAATCAGAGAAGCCACGATTGCTGATTATGAAACAGAGATCAAGAAGGCTTCCAAGTCTGAACTTGAGAGCGTGAAACTGAAAGTTTTCGAGAATTTCCTCTCAAAATTGTAATATTATAAATATAGATTAAATGAGTAATTATCTGATAAAGGAGACTCAAATGTCCGAT